GGCAACGGCTTACCGTCTGATAGTCCTTCAAGGTGTTTGTAGATGTCAGGTACTATAGTATTAAGCTTCATGCTGAACGTCCTTTATATTTTTAATTACACTCGTTATAGTTTTAAGGTCTGTTTTAAACCACTCGTTAGCGTGTTCAATCTTATTTTCTTTTAGCGCAGAGTGAACGAGTCTCTCAGCTTCTCGCCTGTCTTCAAAGTATTTAGAATAAGAAACCTTATAATCTCTAAAGGGCGAGGAGGTTTGATACCCTGAACATCTATCAGCCGCATCGACAGCCATCCCAACCTTGTACCAACCTTTCCATGCAGGGTTACAGACAGCATATACATAACCTACATTAGATTTTTCGTAGCCTTGTAAGGCAGAGAACGCGGCAGACTCAAAGTTCTTGTAACGTCCTGACTTATACAAAGGGGGTGACTTAGGTACGTACTTGCCGTTTACATACATTCTATTTGCATTATGTTTTTTTCGATTAGGGTTATTACAATCTTTGCATTGTGTCCTATTGGTTTTTCTCCAAGAACTGTTCCAATTTGCGTCTGTTAATTCTACACCACAAGTATTACAACTTTCTTTAGTGTGTTTCACTCCAGTTCTCCCCGACTTTATAGTCTCCGTCCAGTGGACAATTTAAATTAAACATACACCCTGCTTCTTTAATGGCGTTAACACCTAGCTTACCAACCTCTACTGCATCGTCAAGGTGGCATTCTATCTGCCATTCATCGTGTACGTTAGCTACAAACTTAGCATCGTATCCGTGGTTCTTTATCTTCTCGTCTAGTATTATCAACGCTTTCTTCATTACTATTGCGCCTGCTCCCTGCAACAAAGTATTCAAGGCCGCGTGTTCTGAGCGCACCGTAAGCTTACGTCCGTCTAGTGCTTTAACGAATCCGCTTGAAGCTTCTCTTTGTACTCTGTCTGTAAGCTTTTTAAATGATGGGAGATTATCAAAGAAGCGTTGTCTAAGTCCTTTCCCAACCGCTCTACCTCGTCCAACCACAGACCCAAGCTTTGCATCTCCTGCTCCGTATAGGAGGGCATAGATAAAAGTTTTCGCCTGACTTCTTGATTCAAGTTCAGCAAGGCGCTGATTAGCGGTGTGTATATCTCCGTTAAGTATTTCATTAGTATAGCCCTCATCGTTTAAGTAATGTGCAAGCATCCTGAGTTCTAAGCCTGAAGCATCAATCCCTACCAGACGATAGTCCTCTGGAACAGTCCAACAAGATCGGCAATCTTCGCCGAACGGTGACGAACTACTAGGAATCTGAGCCATGTTAGGATGTGAATGTGTCATACGCGATGTCACTGCACCGTTAGGATTCACGTACCCATGAACCCTGCCAGTGTCTTCGTTGAGTTCCTTGATCCAACTCTTAGTTTGAGCCAAGCGTTTCTGCAACATAAGATACTTAGCAATCAATGCGGCCTGCGGTATGTTCCTAACCTTATTTAAAGTTGACTCATCTACAATGGGTTGACCTGTAGGTGTATGCTTCTGAGGCTTCCAACCAAAACGAATTAGGTACTCGCCAATCTGCTTGCGTGACCCTAAGTTAAAAGGCGTTTCAGTTTTACGTGCGATAGGCTTACAATCTATATCTAATGAAAGCTTCTCGTACTCCTCGTCTGTCAGTCTTGTACCCTTACCGTACTGATCGGTTGCTGTCTTAGCTACTGCACCTGTCGCTGTGAACTTAGGTGTCAGTATCTGAGTAGTGACTACAGGCCGAAACTCTTCGTGAACCTCCTGCTCTAGATCGTGTAGCTTGGTTTCAAACATAGCCACTAAACCCATAACTTTCTCAAGGTCTAAGACAAAGCCGTTGGTGCGTTGCTGATCAATGATCTTAGCTACTGCGTGTTCTATCTGCACTGACTGTGGCGTGAACCCACGGCTCTCAAGCTTCAAAGCCTCGTACACTTTAGTATTAAGCAACACATCGTTCTTGCAGTACTCTAACATCTCTGGAGTATACTGCTCCCATGCATCTTCTTGATCACCAAAGTCTCCTTTCTTAAAACCTAGACGATAGCCCCAACCTTCAAGTCCGTGGTTACCTTCGCGTGTTGGCTTGAAGAGTCGTGATAGCACTAAGGTATCTACAATCTTCTTGTCAAACAAATCAATTCCGGCAACCTTTTTAATTGCAGGGATGTCATAGCCTATCAGGTTGTGGCCGATCAGTTTAGTTGCAGAGCGCAGTAGTCCGTAGCCTTGCTCTAGTTGCGTGTTGTCGAACGTAAACACATCCTTTGTATCAACGTCTTGTGCCACAATACAATGTATCTTCGTGGGGTCTAAGCCGTCTGCTTCTATATCAAATACTAAGTTACTCATATTATATCTCCGTCAAACTGAGCCGCGTCATAATCATCTAACTCTCGTAGCCGCCCTGTCGCGCCATCATACAACAGGTTAGTAGCAACGCCAACATCTCCAGTGTACCTAGACTTCAGCACCCTAACCTTGGTGGTCGATGCCTCTATCTCATCGTCTGATTGTTGGTTGCGTTCAAGGCTGATAACACAATCACTTAGCTGAGCAATACTCTGGCTACCTCTAAGGTGATTAAGCCCTGTCTCGATGCCGTTCTCGTGGCCTCTATTGCCCTCAACCCTGCGGAGGTGTGACACTAGTATCATACCACAGCCTGTCTCCTCTACCATAGTCCTGAGTCGATGCATGATCTGGTCGATAGCTTTACGCTCGTCATTTTCAAGGGTTGATAGAACTAACATATGAAGGTGGTCAACTACAATCCATTTACAATCTAGACCTATGATCATGTAGCGTAGCTTACTGAAGATGTCTTCAAGGTTATTGACTCCGTGGTGTGCGTGAATCCAAACGCGCCCCTCGTTCTCACCCATAAACACTTTCTTAAAGCACTCGTCTAGTTGTTCCTCAGTGTACTGAGACTTAACACTGTCAAGGTGTAGCTTAGCGTTAGCCTCGACTGCCATGATACCTTCGGCAGTGCGTGACCAGTTCTCTTCAAGAGCCACAACGCCTACATTATCTTCGGTGTTTTCAATCAACCAGTGTTCGATCTCACGAGTGACAGAGGACTTACCTAGACCTGTGCCACCTGTAAGGGTGACTAACTCACCCGCCCTAAGACCTTCTAGCTTTTTATTTAAGCCGCGCCAAGGATATGGTATAGCTGTTTTCTTTTCAAGCCGTAACTTTTGATAGGCTTTAAACTGTTCGGATAGATTCAACACGCCAGAAGGCGTATAGATTTTAGCGTCCCAGAAAGCACTGACGTATGCCGCGTGTCTACCTTGGCGTAACATATCGTTAGCATCTTTGTAGTCTACAGGCAGTGTCATGATCTTAGCTTTCTTAGGTGTCAGTAGTTTGGCTACGGCCTGAGCCGCTTCCTTACCATACTTATCATTGTCAAAATTAATGACTACAGAATCGAATGACTCAAGGTACTCAAGGCTATTCTTAACGTCACCTATCCCGCCTTGTGCGCCTGACTTAATAGAAACGACAGGCCACTTAGAACCCATTAGTTCGTAAGCGGCCATCGCATCACATTCGCCTTCTGTTAAAGTTATAAACTTACCGCCCGCTTTAAACAGGTTCTCTCCAAACAACCCCACTTCCTTTGGACTACCTGTCCACGCAAACTCTTTGTTCTGTTTACGTATCTTAGTTCCTGACAACTCGTGTCCGTTGTAGTAAGGGTAGTAGTGCTTGTCTATCTTGCCGTTCAGTGTTGTTGATTTGACTCCGTACTTCTTAGCTGTAGCTAAGCTTATCTTGCGGTCAGTCAATTCATTAAACGTAGCTGTTGAACTGTTGTTCATCTTGCTGTTCCTTTGATGTATTTCAAACTCCGTTTCTACATCATCATCTTGTTGCACTTCCGCTGTGCTATAGTTTGGTAAGTATGTCCTGCAACTGAAGCAGAACCCAGAGCCATTGTCGTTAACTGAAACTGGGTCACTGCCTCCACAAGCGGGACAAGGTAGCTTGTGTTTAACAAAAGGCATACGCCTTACTCCTCGTTGGTTTCCTCGTTAGAGGTTTCAATAATAGCATCATCTACTAGATGCTCGTCCATGCTACCAGTGAGAGCCATGATAGATGCGCGGGCTAGTGTTACGTTCAACTCTGCTTCGCGTAGCTTGCCTTGTGCGCTCACTAAGACTCCGAATACTGACTGTCCTTCGGGTGATAACTGACCTACGTCATATGTAACATCGTCTTTGATGTAGGTGTACTGCGGTGCGTCACTCATAATTCATCCTCCATTTCGTCTGCTTCTGATTCAAACTCAGAGCCATCGGGACTACCAACTTCAACAAGGTCTAGAACTTGCATAGCTTGGAAGTCCAAGCCCTTAAAAGAACCAAACTTATTGGTGGTTTCCCACTCATTGTACTGCACCTTAACTACAGAACCATTCCCTACTTTAGCATCGAGAGGGTTCTTGTACTGATCAACAAGTCTAGGCGCGGCTCGTACTGTGCCGTCCTTTCCTTCTACTTTGCGCTTAATTACAATGGATGGGCCTTCGTCCATCTGCTTGATGTTGTATCCACGCGCTTTAAAATCTTCAGCGGTGGCCTCATCTACAACTAAGTTTACGGAGTACGTAGGTTCAAAGGTCGTGTTCGGTGTAGTGACCGATGCCCAGTACGCTGTGCCTTGAAGTATAGCCATGTTACTTTCCTCTTGTGGTGGTGGTTAAAATTGAGGGGAGAGTATACCACACTCTTCACCCC